GGTCAGGATGGCGTCGAGGGGCGGAAGTACGAAGCATACAAAGACGTGGCCGGAGTGTGGACCGTCTGCGATGGTCATACAGGCCGGGACATCATCAAAGATAAGAAGTACACCGATCGCGAGTGCGACAACCTTCTGTGGAAAGACCTCCAGCCAGCCAAGAAAACGGTCGATAGTCTGGTCAAAGTCCCACTGAACGAATACCAGCGCGCGGCACTCTACAGCTTCGTGTTTAACGTCGGCTCTGATGCGTTCTCTAAATCCACGCTGCTGCGCAAGCTGAACAAAGGCGATCATGACGGAGCCTGCGAAGAGATGCGCCGCTGGGTTTTTGCTGGCGGCATGAAGTGGAAGGGCCTGCAGAACCGGCGCGAGATGGAGCGTTCTATGTGCCTGGCGGAGAATAAATATGAAATTTGACTGGAAACCGGTTCTGCTGCTGGTGGTGATGGCCGTCCTCGGCGCACTGGCATTCTGGTACCACGGGAAAGCTGCTGACGAACAGTACCGCGCTGATACCGCCGAGCATAACCTTAATCTGGCGAACGACACCATCAACGACATGCAGACGCGCCAGCGTGATGTGGCTGCGCTCGATGCTAAATACGCGAAGGAGTTAGCCGATGCAAAAGTTGAAAATGACGCTCTGCAGCGCAAGCTTGATAATGGTGGTCGGGTGCTCGTCAAAGGCCGCTGTCCAGTGCCTTCCTCAACCGAATCCGCCAGCACCTCCAGCGTGGGCAATGATGCCACCGTCGAACTCTCTGACGTTGCTGGACGAAACGTTCTCGGTATCCGGGCCGGTATCAGCCAGGACCAGTCAGCGCTGAGAGTGCTTCAGGAATACATCAACACGCAATGCCTGAAATAAATAATTTTAGGAAAGAAGTAAAACGCAAAATGATGCCCTGCCAAAAAATCCTGCTATCAGAAGGGGACTGGAATGATGCGGGTCTTAACAACTACTTTTTTAATTCAAGAAGAGCAACCCAGAGGCGTTTCATACCCGAAGGTCGAGTAGAAACCAGTCGTAAGACGATTGACGGTATGCAGATATATGTGCATAAGCAGTGCTTAAAATAAAAATCCTTCATTGCAGTTAGAATGGAGGATTGTAATGTGGCATACCTTACAGGCTCAGACTGAGAATCTGATTAAACTCTGTCATGACTTTTAAGCACACCTTTATCATCGAATATGAATAATATGCTGTTACCCAAGCCATTCTGGCATATCACCCCGTCACTATTTATCCTGTCAGTTATGCCCTGACAAGCCATATTACTGACGTAAGGCCTTATCTGGCATTTGAGAGTTTTGCCGTCCTCAATTTTAAGGTGACCGTTATGGACTTCGTTTGCTGCGGGAGCCGGGCATGCCCTGTCACCCCAGTCGATACCGTGATGCTTATCAAAAGCTGAACATCCCTGCAGAAATATTGCGCTAGCCGCTAGCGTAACAATGTGTATTTTCATGAGCTTAAACTTCCTGTTGTGTAAAGGTCAGATTATAAATCGCACAGTTCATTAAGGGGTTTAGCCCACCGTATATTTCTATCATTTGGGATAAATTTGACGAGGGTTGCTGCATTGGGGATTTACTTCAAGCCTGGAGATAACTCGGTGATGGTGGTGTAAACGATATACCCAACTCCATAATTACTTACCCCGCTGAACGGGATTATTACATCCTCCGGCGACGAATCGAAACCATCACCAGTCAGTTAACCGGCCTGCAGGCGTATGTCCGCGAGCAGTGCCTGAAATAGAAAAAGCCCTTCGTAAAGAGGGCTGGTCAGAGTGGTTCATTGTGCTTCAATTTTATAATTTCTGAATAACCGATTTAAGTGACTTTGTTCTACCCCTGCGTTGGTAGAACACTCAGTATGGTCTGTTACGCTGACGTAACAAGCGGAAGCGGTGTATTTAATCTTTCATACCGCTCCGTATAGCTTATTGAACTTGCAGACCTATACTTATTAAGCAGTAAAACTGCTGCTTAAAAATACGGGAACACCCCATGAAAAACCATTCTTTGAACGTTAGTAAAGACGCGCCCAAAAAACCTGATAACAGTCCGAAAGACAACGACAAAAATCAGCAAAAAAGTAAAAAATAGCTGCTCAGCCTGACATCCAACATTATGTTCGCCGGAGGAATTATGACTGAACGCCCAGATATGGTCGATCCTGTACCAGTAGATGATCCACTACCGGGTGATACTGACCCAGATTTTTCGGACCCTAAAACGCCAGATAACCCAGGAATACCGGACGACTTTGACAAGCCGTTCAGATAGCTTCACTAATATTAACCGCCTGAGGGCGGTTTTTTACAGAGTATGTGTCTGTACCTGGCTCAAACTTTAAAAAATATTTTTTTAAAGAGGCAAAAGTTGAGATTAAAAAAGATATATAACTAATCTTCTTTGAATCTTCGTTTCGACTCTTGCTCACTGATGTACTCAAAAGGCAGCAGTTTTTGTGGTTTTTTGTCTAAAGACCAGCCGTGACTGCTGCGTTTAAGAACTGAGCCTGTTACAAAACAAATATTACTCGCGCTACGAATTAATGCGAATCGACCATTATTGAAAGCGACCCGGTGAATGCAAATCGGATGTGAGGCTTCTCCCTGAAGCCGGCTCTCAACAATGTCACATGTGAGCATTACGTCTGTAGTATTTTTCATAATCGTTTTCTTTCTCAAAGTATTCTGGTGAATAACTTTTCCTGAAGAAAGTGCGGCTTATCCTCCAATACACCTACATTCAGAAGGCAAGAAATCCAGACCGCAATACGGACATTCCAGAGATAAATCTTTACGCATTTTACCTGCTTTTTGATCTGCAATCTGAGAGCACCTGGGGCATGTGACATGTACGGGGCGCTCCTTGAATTTTCTGAGTCCGCTGGCGTATGACAAGTTTTGGTACTCCAAACTGTGAAAGAGGAAGGTATAAGCTACAACAACGCATAACCTGATGAAGCCGTTTAAAATCCCACGGGAGGGATTTAAGGGTGCTTACCGTTCTTCGGGGAGAAAGAAGTGCCCACATTTTGGGCAAATGCAGGTAATGTTCTTACGGATTTTGCTGCTTCTTTGTTCCATTACGTGAGTGCAGTGTGGACAATTAACTTTGACAGGCTTATCCATGTACATCCTGAGGTCATCGAAAATAGTCATAAAATTTACCTTGTAAATGTGTGGGCATTCATTGTATCCCTCCTGATTTTTAATTGCTCACTTATTGTTCAGTTATGCCTTTTTAAGATGGGGCAAGCTGTGCGGGGGTTGCACTTCGCAAAGATGCTGTGACATTCAGATGAGAAAACCTTTTTTATTAATTCATTAAAAGAAAATGGCATCGGCTGATGGTCTTTTTATGCGTATCGCACGTGTATCACCAACCAACAGGGAAATTCTGAATGAAGCAAAACCACAGAATGACAGCACTGTAACGGGCTACCGCACTTTAGTGGCTGGCGATATCGAAGTGGTGAACCGCTTTAAAGATTTAAGCCGCCATTGAATCTGCTAGGCATCGCAAACGAGACTGGATCCTCGCTGGAATGCAATGGCTAAAGCCGGAATGCAGAAAGTATGTATGTCAGGTAATAGCCAAGTCCGCTGACGATTGCTAAGGCATTACAGCAGGCATTCACTGAGTGCCTGTGATAATGTCATTCTTCGGCAATTACAGTGAGTGGAAGGATGTATGAAAAAGGTGCTTATTTTCTTTAATGCCGAACCGGTTTCAGTGCTATCCGTTATGCGTAGTGTGACAATTATTCGTCGCATGTATCCGAATGGAGAAGAGGCACACCTCAGGGTAATGTCCGCTGGTTTCCCTTCATTAACAGGTGACAGACAGACAGTGTATGCTGCTTCAGACAGAGAAATTACATCAGAAGAATTGCTGGAAGCTGCAAAAAGATTTCTGTAGTCATCAGGCATGTATAACAAACCTTATATGGGCAATTTACAGTTGCCATACAAAGCCTCGCAAACGCGGGGCTTTTTATTGCCATCCCAACCCCTTCCGTTGGTGGGCACCGTAATGGCTATATGGAGCAATTATGCAAAACGACTCAAAGCAGCGCCCATATCCGCCACATCTAATTGTTGATAACTCTGATGTCAAACCATACATCCGCCTTATCCCCGCTTACGGTGTTCACGAATGGCTGCATACCGAAATTTTGAGCGAACACGGGAATCTGCATAATCCTGACCATGCTCACCTGATTGAAGCTGATTTGTGTTTCCTGTGGGCATCAAATGCATTCGCGAAGAAGGGACGCACGGTATTAGGGCAAGCGGAAGAGGTAATGATGCGTGCCGGCGGCTGGCAAAAAGCCCGTATGGAGCAGCAGATGTATGAATGGTTCGGGCGCATCCCGAAATTCATCATCACACTCGCCGCCGATTACTGCTTACAATGCAGTGACCTTGAGTTCTGCGCGCTGGTGGAGCATGAGCTGTACCACATAGCCCAGGAGACGGATGAATTCGGCGCACCGATGTTCACACGTGAAGGGCAGCCGAAGCTGAAACTACGTGGCCACGATGTGGAAGAGTTTGTCGGCGTTGTCCGGCGCTACGGAGCCAGCCGCGATGTGCAGCAGCTGGTTGACGCGGCAAACAGGCCTGTGGAGGTTGCACATCTTGATATCGCCAGGGCATGCGGAACGTGCCTTATGAAACTGGCCTAACTTTTATTCTCTTTGTCATGGAGGTGACCTATGGCAGCACTATCGTCTGAGGTCAAAGCCTTCATTGTTCAGGCTCTTGCCTGTTACGAGAATCCCGCAAAAGTAATCGAGCTCGTAAAAGAAGAGTTCAAGGTAACGATCAGCCGCCAGCAGGTATCTGCTTACGATCCATCTAATGCAATGGCAAAAAGCCTCAGCAAGAAATGGGTCGATTTATTCAATACCACGCGAGCCCGCTTCCAGAATGAAATATCCGACATCCCGATCGCGAATAAAGCGTACCGGCTACGTACTCTTGACCGCATGGCCACCAGCACAGAGAAGATGAAAAACTTTGCGCTGACGGCACAGTTGATTGAGCAGGCTGCGAAAGAAGTCGGGGATGCATACACAAACAGGCAGAAGGTTGAGCACACCAGCCCGGATGGCAGCATGACGCCGAAGCCGACGACAATCAGACTGGTGGGAGTTGAGCCAACTAATGGAAAGCCAGGTTGACCTCCAGATACCCGCAAAGCTGGTCCCTGTTTTTGCAACTGAAGGTATTCGTTATCGTGGTGCATATGGTGGGCGTGGATCCGCCAAAACACGCACGTTTGCCCTGATGAGTGCGGTTAAAGCATACCAGGCGGCCGAGTCAGGCCAGAGCGGGGTGATACTTTGCGCCCGCGAGTTTATGAACTCACTGGAAGAATCCTCTATGGAGGAGATCAAGCAGGCTATTCGCTCGGTGCCATGGCTTGATGACTACTTTGATATCGGCGAGAAGTATATCCGCACCAAAAACCGCAAGGTCGGATACGTATTTTGCGGCCTTCGTCATAACCTGGACAGCATCAAATCTAAGGCGCGCATTATTGTCGCCTGGGTCGATGAGGC